ACTTTACGGTCTTACTGTCGGTTAAAAAATAAACCAAACTGGAGAACTATTTATAACTGGTTGGAAAAAGATGATGGAGACTTTATCGCACGCTTCGCACACGCACGAGACATGGGGGCTGATGCTATTGCAGAGGAATGCTTGGAGATAATAGATGCACCTCCCCCTTTGTGCGGTTCTGAGGGCAATACAAGGCTAGATCCAGCAGCAGTGCAGATGCAGAAGAACAGAGTAGAAGCAAGGTTAAAGTTATTGGCCAAATGGAATCCTAAGAAATATGGAGAAAAGGTAGGAGTTGAAGCAGAGGGCAGTATATCGTTAAACATTTCAACAGGCGTTCCGCAAACGTGAAACAACCGTTAATAAAGCTTGATTACACGCCCCGAACTTGGCAAAGAGAATGCCATATAAAGAAACAACGCTTCTCGGTCTATGCACTTCACAGAAGGTCAGGTAAGACAGAATTGGCAATCATGGAGCTAATAGATAAGGCCATGAAGACAGACAAAGAACTAGCTATGTTTGTTTATGTTGCACCGTTCCTGAGACAGGCAAAAGCGATTGCATGGGCACGACTAAAACAGAAGATAGAACCATTGCGTAGAACCTCTGTAATAGACATTAACGAGGGTGAGCTATCGGTCAGGTTTAAACATAATGGAGCGATTATTAGATTGTTTGGTGGAGACAATCCAGATGCGATGCGAGGATTACGTCTAGACGGCATAGTCATGGATGAGGTCGCACAGTTAAAGAACGAGCTATGGACAGACATAGTCCAGCCAGCACTATCTGACCGTCTTGGTTGGTCAATATTCATCGGTACACCTAGTGGCATTAACTTGTTCTCTGAGTTGTATTACAAGGCCATAGACGAGGACGATTGGACAGCATCAAGGTACACAGTATTCGACACAGATAGTTTGCACCCAAACGAGGTAAAAAGGTTGCAACGTGATATGAGTGAGACATCATTTGCAAGAGAATATCTATGCGACTTCTCAGCCCAAGGTGATGACCAGTTAATCGCATTGGCAGATACCGAGGATGCAGCAAAGAGGACATACCAAGCAGATCATGTAAAGCTGTCACCAGTAGTGCTAGGTATCGACCCTGCAAGGTTTGGGGATGACCGATCTGTAGTGTTTCGTAGGCAAGGTAGGCAAGCATTTACGCCTGTGGTCTATCGAGGTGTAGACAATATGGAATTAGCAGCCAGAGTAGCCAATCTGATAGAGGAACATAAGCCAGATGCAGTGTTCTGTGATGCAGGTGCTGGTAGTGGTGTAATCGACAGACTAAGGCAGTTGTCATATGACGTAATCGAAATACCTTTTGGTGGTAAAGCAATGAAACCAGAGCAATACATCAACCGTAGAAGTGAGATGTGGTGGTTAATGAAACAATGGATAGAAGAAGGTGGTGCAATACCAAACGACATAGCCCTTAAACAGGAGTTAGCAACACCAATATACTGGTACGACAATGTAGGTAGGCGTGTATTGGAAAGTAAGGATCAGATAAAGAAAAGATTGCAGGGGGCAGGGTCACCAGATTTAGCTGATGCACTAGCACTAACCTTTGCCCTTCCAGTAGCCAAGAAAGTAGCAGAGGATATATACATTAAAAGACGTACAGAGTCCACACAAAAGAAAGATTATGACCCATACAAAGTGCTCTAACTTTATTCGTGTAGCAGATGGTTTAGATGTAGAACCATTGATTAAATTGCTTGATGCCAAACCTGAGTTATGGAAAGAAATAACGGCAAGGCAAACGTTTATGAACTCACCACACAAAGACACAGAGTCAATTTACGTTAGAGGACCATATGCAATGACTCACTATTACGTTATGTGGGATACAGGATCATACGACTATCCGTGTATGGAGTACTTAAAACCAGCATTAGTGCCATTGATGCAACCAGTATTAAAAAAGCTTATGGTCGAAGACATGGGGCGTGTGCTTATAGTTAATCTCAAACCTAGTGGCCACATAATAAAACATAATGACCAAGGGAAATATGCAGATAAATACGCTCGGTTTCATTTAGTTGTAAAATCTAATCCACATTGTAGTCAAACTTGTGGTGATCAAAAACAAAAGTTTGAGGTAGGCGAGGTCTGGTGGTTTAACCATAAAAAACTACATACTGCGGACAATGTTGGCACTACAGACAGAGTGCATATAATATTTGATTGTGTACCAAAAGATTTTTTATGACCAGTGTGACCGTAACTAATGATAGTAAAGCTACTGTAAACGAAAGTAGAGTACCTAAAACAGAGATTAGACTCTGCACGCTAGATGAATTTAAGGTTGTAGCAGACCATTTGTTTGAAGAGCATTACGATGAAATTGCTCGTAACAAACAAGTAATGAAGCTAAAGCCTAATTGGCCTTTGTACGAAACAACTGCCCAATCAAACTCATTGTTTATTTATGTAGCGATGCAAGATAATGTTTGTATTGGTTATTCTATGAACTTTGTTAGCAATCATTTTCATTATGCTGACCTAATAGTCACACAGAATGACGTTTTGTTTGTCAAAAAAGAATTCAGAAGTGGCAGGTTAGGTTTACGTTTAATAAAAGCTACCGAAGAGCACGCAAAATCTATTGGATGCAAACTTATGTTATGGCACGCCAAAGAAAACACCGCACTAGTTTCATTGTTGCCGAGACTAAAATACGGTGTACAAGAAATTATTTATTCTAAGGAGATTTAACTATGGTAGTTGCAGCCATCACAATAGGTGCTATTAGCACTGGTGTCCAAGTGTACCAAGGTATACAACAACAAAAGCAGCAAAAGAAACAGTTAGCAGCACAAGAAGCTGCAAATGCTAAAGCTGCTGCTGATCGTGAAAAGGCAATGGAACAAGAATCACAAGAATATAACAAAGCAAACAGAAAAAAACCTGATGTAGGCGGTATTGAAGGCGGTATAGCAGCAAGGCAAGGAGCAGGTGCTGGAGGTACATTGCTTACTGGACAACAAGGTGTAAATCCAGAAGAGCTACAACTAGGTAGCAATACATTATTAGGCGGTTAAACAATGAAAACCAAGCGTGCTGATCTCTTAACTCGGTGGGGTCACCTTAGATCTGAGAGGGCAACGTGGTGGTCGCATTGGCAAGAAATAACAACATATTTATTACCTAGAAATGGACGTTATTTTGAGCAAGACAGAAACAAAGGACATAGAAGACATAATTCTATATACGACAACACTGGTACAAGAGCATTAAGAACACTTGGTGCTGGCATGATGGCAGGTGCGACATCCCCTGCAAGACCTTGGTTCAGACTAGCTACGGCTGATCCAGATCTTAATAAGTTTCCACCTGTCAAATTATGGTTAGCTGGTGTTACTGAACGTATGCAATTAGTGTTTACTAAGTCCAATACATACCGAACATTGCATGGAATATATGAAGAACTAGGAGCATTTGGAACGGCAGGGTCAATTATTTTACCTGATGAAAAAAAAGCAATACATCATTACCCAATAACTTGTGGAGAATACGCAATAGCACAAGATTATCAAGGCAGAGTTAACACTTTGTACAGAGAATTCCAAAAAACAGTAGGAGAAGTGGTTAGAGAATTTGGATATAGCAAATGTTCAACGTCTGTTAAAAACTTGTACGACAGAGGTTCATTAGATCAGTGGATTACATTGATTCATGCAATAGAACCAAGAGATGATAGAGAAAGAGATTTTAGCAAGAAAGATAATGTAAATATGAGATACAAATCTTGTTATTTTGAACAAGGCGGTGATGGCGAAGATGTACTACGAGAGAGTGGATTTAATGATTTCCCTGTCGTTGTTCCTAGATGGGGAATATCTGGTGGTGATATTTATGGCAATTCACCGGGAATGGAATCGTTAGGTGACATTAAACAGTTACAACATGAGCAATTACGCAAGGCACAAGGCATTGATTACCAAACAAAGCCACCATTACAAGTACCTAGCTATTTAAAAAATAGAGATGTAGATAGTTTACCGGGTGGAGTTACGTTTATTGATGGCCAACAAGGCAAAATTGAGACAGCATTTAACGTAAGTCTTAATTTACAACACTTGTTAATGGACATACAAGACGTAAGACAACGCATTAACAGTAGTTTTTATGCTGATTTGTTTCTTATGTTGGCTAATGCTACTGATACAAGAATGACAGCAACAGAAGTAGCAGAACGTCACGAAGAAAAACTGCTTATGTTAGGTCCTGTATTAGAAAGATTGCACAATGAATTATTAGATCCATTGATTGATATTACATTTACACGCATGGTAGAAGGTGGATTAATACCACCAGCCCCAGAAGAATTACAAGGTATGGAACTAAGTGTTGAATTTGTGTCAATGTTGGCACAAGCACAACGTGCTATTGGTACAAATAGTGTAGATAGATATACAAATACAATGGGTGCTATTGCACAAATGAAGCCAGACGTACTTGATAAGTTTGATTCTGATGCATGGGCAGACAATTATGCTGATATGTTAGGCATTGATCCAGAGTTAATTGTTCCCGGTAAACAAGTTGCCATGATAAGACAGGCAAGAGCAGAACAACAACAAGCAATGGCACAGGCAGAAGCACAACAACGTGCTGCTGACAACATAGCTAAAATGGGTAAGAATGATGCTGGCAATATGCAAGACATTATCAACCAATTTAGTGGTTACAATTCACCATCACCAATGGAGGTATAAATGGATTTAATTGATTTAAAGAAAGACCCACAGCCTATTGACAGCAATGAGATGTATGAAGAACCAATGTATAGCTACGGTTTGTGTATATCGTTAGGTAGAGAAGAGTTAGAAAAGTTAGGCATAGAAAAGTTACCAGAAGCTGGCAGCGAGATGATGATTAAAGCTATAACCTATGTCAAAACTGTTAGAGAAAGTAAAGAAAAGGATGGTGTAGAACAAAATGTAGAGCTACAAATATGTGCAATGGGTATAGAACCTTTTGATAAAAGCAAAGATCAAGCAGATGGATTGTATGGTGAAAAAGCAGCAACAGCACCACCCAAGGCAGAACCTGCTACTAAAACAACTACATACCTAGCGTAGGAGGTTATCATGTTTCGCAATCTTCTAAATACAAAAGAAGATCAAAAAGATAGTAAAATAACAACTATTGATAAGTTGGACGGAAACAAGCTGCCATATAATCAACAGTTTATAAAAGAATACGAAACCAAAATACAGAATGGTGAAAAAACTACAATAGGAGAAAAATATAAATATACAAAAGAAAGAAAATTACAAAGAAAATACGAATTAGAAAAACTTTATCCAAGCATGGGAGGTAACTAAAAATGGGTAACAAGAAAAACATTGAGACAGTAGACAACATTAAATTTGGTGATATGTCAGCTACAGCACGCATGAATTATTTAAAAATGCTAGATAAAAAAAAGAAAGAAGATGAAGAAAAAAAATTAAAAAAACTATATAACAAATCAAATATGGGTAACAAATAATGAGTAGAGGTTTATGGGCTAACATACACGCAAAACGTAGAAGGATTGCAAGAGGATCAGGTGAACGTATGCGTAGTAAAGGTGATCCGGGAGCACCAACTGATAAAGCAATTGCAAATAGTCAAACAAGCAAAAAGGATAAAGCTAAAAAGTTATACCCTAAAATGGCGTAGGTGTGACCGTAACACAGTTATAACTCGATATATTAGAGCATGAGCGAATACAATCCACTCGATCTTAAAAGTCAACAGAAATCTAAAGACAACAAAAAGTCTGCCGAAAGAATTGACCGACAGAACGAGGAATCGGATATAAAGTGGCTCATGAGCAGCAAGAGGGGTCGCAGATTAGTCTGGAGACTTTTGGAACAAGCAGGTGTATTTCGATCATCGTTCAACACTAATGCAATGGCTATGTCTTTTGCAGAAGGTAACAGGAATTATGGTTTGCAACTCCTTAACTTAGTTCATACTCTTTGCCCAGAACTTTATCCGACCATGATCAAGGAGCAAAAAAATGTCAGAAATGCTGATGACGGAAGCCAACCAAACCAATGAAGGCAATACGCAGCAGCCAGTAGAAGGAGCTACAACAGAGCAAACCACTACTGACACACAGCAGCAAGCTGAAAGTGTACAAGAACAACAAGTTTCGGATGAAACCCCTGTTGAAAGTGAAACTAGCGAATCAGAAGTACCACAAGGTGCTCCTGAGACATACGAGTTCAATACTAAATTATCTGACGATTCTCTAGAACTCGACCCCGAAATAGTTACTACATTCGGTGAAGTCGCTAAAGAACTTGATCTGCCACAAGACGCTGCACAAAAAGTATTAGATAAAGTTGCCCCTGCTATGCAAGCAAGACAAGCCAAACTTATCGAAGATACTAAAATTGAATGGGCAAACCAATCACAATCAGATCAAGAATTTGGTGGTGAAAGTTTATCTGCAAATTTAGAAGTTGCAAAACAATCTCTCGATGCTTTTGGTACTGATGCTTTTAAGTCGCTGCTGCAAGAATCTGGCTTGGGCAATCATCCCGAAGTAATTCGGTTTATGTACCGAGCAGGTAAGGCAATAAGTGAAGACAGTTATGTTGGTAATTCTCAAGGAGCTAACCCTCGTGGTTCAAATATTCCAAAAGATTTTAACGGCATAGCTAACGCACTGTATTCTAATCAGCAAAACAAGTAAGGAGTTATTAAATGGCTACTCTCTCATCATCAAATTTAACCCTAGCGGATTGGGCAAAAAGATCTGACCCAGACGGTAGAGTTCCAATTGTTGCAGAACTATTATCACAAAGCAACGAAATACTAGACGATTGCGTTTTTAAAGAAGGTAATTTACCTACTGGAGAACGTGTTGTTATTAGAACTGGTTTACCCGGTGTTTACTGGAGAGCACTTAACCAAGGTATTCCATCAAGCAAGTCAACAACAGCACAAATTGACGAAGCTTGCGGAATCCTAGAAGCTCGTTCTGAAGTAGACAAAGACTTAGCAATGTTAAATGGTAACACTGCACAGTTCCGTTTATCTGAAGATACTGCGTTCTTGGAAGCAATGAACCAGACTCAAGCAGAAACAATGTTCTACGG